CTAATACCGCATTGGGAAATCTAAAAGAGCATTTTGATAAGATTGAACAATCAAGCGGTAAGGCAAGCGTTGGTATTGATGGCTTTTCAGACAAAGCGGATAAGGCGTCAAAATCCAGTAAAAAAGCAGGTGATGAAGCTAAAAAAGCAGGTGATGGGGCTAAAAAGTTTGGCGATGGTGCTAAAAAAGCAGGTGATGATGTTGACGGCTTAAAGCGTAAAACAGATGGCTTAAAAAATGCTTTTGGGGCATTAAAGGGGGTAATGTTTACCGCCTTTGCCGTTGCTGGCGTTGGCGGTATCATCGCCACCGCCGACCAAATGCAAAATTTGGCAAGCCAAATCCGCCTCGCCACTGACAGCACCGAGCAGTTTCATGCCGTACAAACTGAGCTAAGAGCCATCGCCAATGAACAGCGGTCAAGTTTTGATGCGGTTGTGGATTTGTATTCAAACTCACAGCGGTCATTGTCCGCTCTTGGCAAAAGCCAGCAAGATGTCATCAATTTCACTCGTAACATGACTATGGCGATGAATGTTGGTGGCAGATCAGCACAGGCTCAAGCGGCCGCTTTAACCCAGCTTGGGCAAGCGTTGGCGTCAGGGGTGTTGCGTGGTGATGAGTTTAACTCGGTCGCCGAACAAGCTCCCATTTTGATGGATTTAATCGCCAAAGAGATGGGCGTAACATCAAATGCCATCAGAGACCTTGCCAAAGACGGTAAAATCACTGCCGATGTGGTTTATAATGCGGTGGCAAAAGCCACGGACAGTCTGTCCGCCATGTCCGCTAAGATGCCAACCACGGTATCACAAGCCCTACAAGTCATTAAAAACGAGTATAATTATCTCATTGATGACATCATGAACCAAAACAGCATGATGAGCCAAAACATTGCCAATGCCGTCTTATGGGCGGCTGAGCATTTTCGCACGCTGGTCAGTGCGGCAGCGATGGTCGGGGCGGTATGGCTTGGCATCATCGCTAAAAACTCTGCCTTAGTAACATCATTTGCCACACTGACAGGGGCGAGCTTAGCAAATACAAAAGCCAGTATTGCCAATGCATTTAGCGTACAAGGGCAAATCACGGCTTATAATGCCTTATCCACTCGGCTTATGTTACTACGCTTGACAAAAGCCCATTATATTGATTTAACCAAAACCGCCATAGCGGCCACCGCCGTTTATGCTCGTTCACTTGTTGGTTTGGCAAAAAGTTTTAATACCGCCACAGCGGCCGCACGACTACACACGCTCGCCCTAGCAGGGGTTACCACCGCTAAACGAAGGGCGATGGGCGTGGGCATTCTTGCCACTCGTGCCATCACAGGCTTGGGCGGTGCGTTTATGGCACTTGGGCGGATTATCACCGCTCACCCCATCATCGCCATAGGGGCGGTGCTGGCGTCTGTGGTGGTCAGCACGCATGGGGTGACAGGTGCGATAAACAGTTTATCTGATGCCTTTGGGGTAGTCACACTCATGGCAAAAGATTTCATTGACTTTATTGGCGATGGCTTTTTGGTGGCTTGGGATACTGTCTCTGCCTTTGCTGATAATATGCTTGCCAAAGTGGGCGATACCACAAAGGGCAGTACGGGGGCATTTTCTAATTTCTTTGCGACCAGCCATGGCGGCTTTGTGGGTATGCTACAAGTTGCCGCCAAAACCTTTGATTTAATTAACGCCGCCGCCAAAGCTGGAGCAAAAAATGCCCTGCATAATTTTGTACAGCTGGGCAAGACGACCAAAAATATCTTTTATGGTATCGGCAATGCGTTTGTCTCAATCATTGAGATGATGATTAACAATGCAGCAAGAAAGATTGATTTTCTTAGCACCAAAGCGAGCAGTATGGCAAAGGTTTTGGGTATAGAAGCCAGCATTCCGCTGATTGGTACGGTCAGTCTTGGACGATTGCAGTATGACAATGTTGATTTTGGGGTTGCCCACACCATCAAAGACAATAATACCAATTCAGCGTACAACTATGTCACACAGCTGGCGGATAAAGCAACCCAAGCCACAAAAGCCAATGCGTCATTGGCAGACAGTTATAACAGCGTGGGCAGTGCTGCCAAAAAAGCCGCCAATGCCACAAAAAATGCGTCCGATAAAACCAAAAAACTGCCGATGACATCGGTGACGCCATCAATGAGCTTGATGCTTTGGTAGCAAAACTGCATCATGAATCCCATCAGCTGTTAAATAACAGTCTATCAGAGATGATATTTGAGACGGATAACAAACTGGGCAAGTTTTATGGGGCAACCGAAGCACAAAAACAAAAGCTTAAAGATTTGGCAGGGCAAAAAGATTTATACACCGCCACCAAAAAAGCTGATGATGAATTAAAATCATTGGCACGCACCATCAAACTTGTGGGCAAGCAGACGCCTTTTGATGAGCTGGCACATGATTTGTTTGATGTTCGCCATGAGATGAGTGTGTTAAATGGTGAAACCAAAAACAACTTATTGCTTTGGGCGGCAAATGCCGAAAATGCCAAATTGGCGTATGAGCTTAATCAAAGAAGCAGCCAAATCAAACATGATGCCATGCTATCAAATCACGCATCATCGTATCAGCGTGAACTGCTTAACATTGAGCGGCAAATCAATGAAGAGCTACAAAAATACGCAGGATTAAAGCAAGATGGCACAGAGCATATTTATGAGCAGATTAAGGCAAATCTACAACTACACGCCACCGAACAAAAAAAATTGGCAACACACAAGGCGTATATGCAGCTGGTGTTTGACAGTCGCAGTGAAGAAGAAAAACGCCTTGACATTCTGGATGAACAATTAACCATCTTAGCTGAGCAGCACCGCTTATACGGTACGGATGTATCCGCCCAAAGCAGACAGCTGATGAGTGAGCTGCTTGATTTGCCCAAGCCTGACAGCTCTGCTTTTGATGAGCTTAACTTTGAACATGAAACCCGCCTAAATCGCTTAGGGCGGTTTATGGATAAACAAAAAGAGCTTTATAAAGACAACGAAGACGCACTCACACAGATAGCACAAGAAGGGGTGGCGGCAAGGATTGCCATTGATGAAGCGTACCAAGACGCCAAACGCACGCTGATACTCAGCCAAGGTGAAAATATCTTTGAATCACTGGCGTCCATCACCAAAGACAGCCTAGGCGAGCAGTCTCGGCTATACCGTGCCATGTTTGCCATGCAACAAGGCTTTGCCATCGCCCAAGCTGGCATCGCCATGCAGCAGGCCATCAGTCAAGGTCTTGCCAAAGGTTTCCCTGAGGGGCTGGCGGATATGGCGTTGGCGGCAAGTCATGGGGCGAGAATTGTCAGTGCCATTAAATCCGTCGTCATGCCCGTCGGTCAAGCCCATGACGGCATTATGTCTGTTCCCAAAAGCGGTACTTGGAATCTTGAAAAAGGCGAACGGGTGCTACCACGGCATACCGCACAGGCTTTGGATAAGAAGCTAGATGGCATGCAAAATGGGAATGCTGGGCAGGTTATCAATGTCCATGTAACCGTAAACTCTGACGGTAGTAATGTCCAAGCCGATACCCAAATGGGTAAAACCATGGGCGAAGCCATGGCAAAAATCGCTCGGCAAGTCGTGATACAAGAGAGCAAACAAAACGGACATCTTGACAGGCTATACCGCAGATAAGCAAAAACCCAACTGGTGCAAACAGTTGGGTTTTTTATTACCCCTTTAACCCATACTTAAAAGGATAACTTATGGGTGATTTTATCACATTTTTAACCTATATTGAAAGTGAGAGATTAACAATGGCAAAATTCATTATTTTAATGATAACCCTAGTTATACTCATGCTGATTTATAAAGCCCCAGACATTTATCGGATTTATAAAGAATTTGAGAGAAAAGACAATGAAAACTTTTAATTGGGACATATCGGCAGACAGCAGTGAGAGTATCAGCCATAATACAACCATAACCGCCTTTGGTGATGGCTACGAGCAGGCGGTAAGTTTTGGCATTAACAACAGCCGTAAATCATGGCAATGTAGTAAGACTGACACAAAGGCGGTGATTGATGAGATTTACCGCTTTTTAATTGACACAAAAGGCGTTGAGCCTTTTAACTTTAAGCCTTTAACCGATGAACCAAGTATCAAAGTCCGCCTAGATGGTGAGATATCACGCCAAAAGACGGGGGGCGATGTTTGGCAAATTGGGTTTACTTTAAAGCAGGTTTTTTAACCCAAACCGCCCATCTGATGAGCGGTTTTTTAACTCGCCGACATTAATGTCGTCGACATACCCACAGCCCTTGTAAATCAAGGGCTTTTTTAGGAGCAAAACAATGAGTGAAACAACTCTAACCGAACTATCACGCACCGAGGCACAGGTATTACAGAGCTTTATCGCACAGGTGGACTTTTGGAAAAACCAACACGGCGATAAAGCTGCCACCATTGAAGTTATCTACTACCCTGAGGATGACGGCTTTGAGGTGAGTAACAATGAGCCGAATAACGGCGTGCTAAAACGCAATCGCACCACGGCGTTTCGTGCTGATCTGTTGGCATGGGCATCTAACCAGTTACGCCAATTACAAGGCTGGGACAACAGCCAAACGGTCACCAAATTTAGCCTATCTTATAAAAATGACCGTTATGGGGTGCGTGCTGCCCTTGCTAGTGAAACCACCGACAAGGCAGATGATGGGGCTGAACAGGCTGAACAAGATAAGTAAGCTAAGGTAAGTTTAACTTACTAGTTAAACTGGGAAGTAATAGCCTAAGTGCTTAGCGTTATGCAGGCACTTGGGCGGATTAATCAAATGAGATTGCCATGAGTTTTAACACCGACATACAACAAACCACTGTACAAGGCTTTATTACCTTGTATGAGCTTGACGCACGAAAATTGGGCGGTGAGATTTACCGTTTTCATGGGCATAACGATGGGGTGATTAGATGGCAGGGGCAGGATTTTCACCCCATCGCCATCAAGGCAGACGGTTTGGAGATGCGTTCAGATGGCAGGGCAAGCACGCCTAAGCTTAGCATTGGCGATAAGATTAATGGCATACAAGGGGCGGTATCAGCCCTTTGCCGATTGTATGATGATTTTGCAAGGGCTAAGCTTACTGTAA